CCCATTTAAGGGTCGGCCTCTATTAGCAGATGTGTTTTCAATTTATTTTCTTTGGGCACCATTATCAATGGGAGAGCAAGAGCATCGTATCGCAGGAATAATACACCTGGATACAAACGCGGGAATAATACACCCGGTTTCGATACTCAATTAAAACAAAATATAATTCAAGATGAAAGCATTCTCTAATATAATTCAAGCGTTAGCTTTCAAAATAAAACGAGATTCAAACGATCCTATTACGATTTTGCATTTTACTACTATCAAAATATGACTTGAACAGTTCTTAACTAAGTTTCATGTACGTTTAACCCAAAACGGAGAAGTATGAACGCTTTCGCGCTATAAATCCATATATTCGTGAGCTAAGGCTTTTGTCTTAGGTGTTAAGAATTATCAAGGTCTACTTGATCCGTTCATTAAAACTAATAAACTCGGAGTTCCTCTAGAATTAGTTGGTATTATCCATCTTCTTCATGCTGAATCTATCTGAATAAGAGTTTTAATGACAGTATTACGCTACTTCGAAAGTATAAAACAACCAGTCAAATTCGACTCGTCACCTATAACAACCGCTTATACAGGAAAACCTATACAGCCAATTGTTATGGACTTCAAAGTCTTCGTGATGTTATGGTTTAATAAGTTCGGTAAAATAATACGAAATAAACTGACGCTATCTACTCTAATATCTCGCGAATTAAACTTTCGTTTTAAAAGTGGTCCCATGGGTCCTTCGATTTTAACTTCACATTTGTGTGCTTTAGCTATATATTTAAATGATGAGCTTTGCTGTATCTTCAAGGAGTACTGTCATAAGACAGCCTCTGTTGATATACTGAAGCAATTTCAGATCAATATTGACTTGTGCACCTATGATGCTGACAATCCACCAAAGTTGATTGTCGGGAAAATCTCGTTGGCCTCTGAACCAGCTGGTAAAACTAGGTTGTTCGCTATCTGTAACTTTTGAGTTCAAACGGTCTTAAAACCCCTTCACGACGGATTAATGAAGGTGCTGAAGCTGTTTCCAGCTGATGGCACGTTTGATCAAATAAAACAATTTAATAGAATTTGTGTACTTTCTAAAGGCATGAAAACCTATTGCTTTGATTTATCAAAAGCTACGGATCGTTTTCCTATAATATTACAACAAGTTTTGCTTGGAGTAATAGTTGATGAAGAATATTCCTTGATTTGAATGAAACTAATAAGTTACTTTCCTTTCACATATGAAAACGTAAATTACGTTTGAAAGGTAGGACAACCGTTGGGAGCTTTCTCTTCTTGGGCCATGTTTTCACTTACACATCACATGGTGGTTCAATATTGTTTACAAAACGTCCAATAGGATCCGTTGGTTTAACAATTATGGGTTACTAGG